CTGCCCTATGATCAATTGATTGACGAGTCTAACTTCGCTTGGGTGCACGTCAGTTTTCGGGCTGATGGGGATAATAGGAAACAAGTTTTGAAACTCTAATAACTACCACTATGGAAAAAGAACCAGGATTTTTTGTGAAAGATACTGATAACTTGCGTGCCAGACTCATTATCACGAGTGAAACGGTTAAAAACTCTCGCCTTGAATGGGCATGGAGAATTGGAATAACTGTCGCTGTGGCCGCTTCAATCATCATGCAGATTTTATGATGTGGTTATATAATAAGGTTATGAACTGGGTAAGCCGGCATATATTGCTGGCTCCCTTCATGTGTCTGTTCCTGCTGTTTGCCTGTGGCAGTTCGCATAAGGCTGTCAAATCCGACACAGAAGTAATCAGGAAGGACAGCACGAGTGAATCGGTCAATATCGTACATGGGTCTACTACTTCTTTAAGAGAGCTGATAACCACTAATGGCAGCTATGTGATTGATTTCCGTATCTATGATACCCGAAAACCGCCCGATAGCCTGACCGGGAAACCTCCGTTATTGGCGGACGGGCAAATAGAGGGAAATTTCAATCAGGCAAAAGACAAGAAATCGGTTATAAACGATACTATAAAACTCAATGCCGACAAGAAACGCTCTTCCGATATCCATGAGAAAGAGTACACTGAAATGATGAAGGATAAAAGAGAATCCAAATTGCTTGAACAAATAGTTCTGACATGTGTTAGTGGGGCAGTTCTTGTTGTTATCGTACTGGCGGTGGTCAGGCGACAACGTGGAAACGATTTCTTATAATAAGACTTTAAATTTATGATTAAGACTTCCCTGCTTGTGATAAGTCGGGAAGTTTTTTTTATTTCCATGAACAATTCGGTTTTGCCTGTGTTTGTGTAACCATACTGATTATTGTTGCGCTGTTGGCGAAAAAAACATTGGCGTAATAATGATTCCTCATAATAAAACTTGAAATTCATAAGTTGAATACTCTGGCTCGTGATGAGTCGGGGTGTTTTTTATACAATTGTTATCAAAAATTATATAGCAAAAAATACAATTTTCCAATTGGATTATATATTCAGCAGGCAAGAATAGAATTTTCACTATCTTTGCCCTGTGATTTTGGAGTAGAAGCCAATCTCATAATAAAAGTTTGAGAGGGGGCTCGTGATGCACGATGCCCTCCTTTTTTGTAATACGTAATAATGTGACAACAAATATTTTTAGAAATAGGCAAATCCCTTTGAACAAATCTATTGGTATCTTGTTCAATAAAATGTGAAGTAGATTGTCAAAAACGAAACTAATCTGAACCGTTCCAGCTTGTGATAAGTAGGGACGGTTTTATTTTGATAATATTTTTGTTAAAAGATAACCCATGAATTATATATTCCTTTATTTTTGCATACTATTAATATCAACTTATGTATCATGGCTGAAAAAGAATCTTATTCCGAAGAGGAATTGAATGAAATGATCGTATGGTTCAACAACCATGCTGATGAACTTCCCAAAGAAATGCAGATTAACAAAGCGGCTTTCACTCTGGATTTGAAACTTACTGTTGAAAGTTGCATCATGCAAGCTAAATAATGTCTGGGTAACTATAAGATGGCCGGAGCTTTCCGAATGCTCCAACAAATCAGAGAGAACCTTGAAAAGGCGGTCCAATAAGCTGCCTTACATTTACCCTTTCATCATATCGGGGTTAAAAACATAATCAATAACCCTACTGTTAACATCATTAATTACGGAAAAATCTTTTTTTATGTATAGATCTGTCATTCTGTTCTCTTTATCTACATGATTTAGTGCTTCTCCTACTGTACCTTTGTCCACTTTTAAATCGTTTCGTGCGATGGAAGCGAAAGAATGCCGGGCTGCGTAAAATTCCAAATCTTCAATGCCAAGAACTTTCCCTATCTGTTTCAAACCTACATTTATGGCAACATTGAGTCTGCCATAAGTGGAATACTTTTTATATAACCTAAAAACTCTTTCTTCGGATACGTCCTTATACTTTTCGTATATGGGCAATATGAAGGGATGAATGTTAACGCTTATTTTTGCTTTATCAGTCCTTCTTGTTGCAGTTTTTGCCCTGTTGTATGTGATTGTAAGCGTTCCCTTGCTTTCGCTTATAGTGTCACAAAGAAACAAATCTGCCGAGTTCATACCCATTAAGCAAAAGGATAATATAAACATATCCTTTGCAAAATTAAATCTGCAATCCTTCTCCTTTTTATCTTTAGTGAGTATATATGGCAGGTTGTATATGGCTCTGATAGTATCTGCGTCCAAAGCTCTTTCGCGGGTACATATTATATTAGGTATAGAATACTTGGTAAATGGAGACCATGGTATCTTTATGTCCCCTGCTTCTTCATCATTATATTCTTTTTTAGCTTCGTTATGCAAATGCCTGATTGCTCCCATATATAAAGAGAGTGCACGTCTTTGACCGAGATGTTCTTCATACGATTTCAAGAATTTGTAATTTATCTCCTTAAAATCCAATTTCTCCCGTCCCAGGAATTTTGTTAAAGAGTTTACCATGCAGGAATACACATTGATTCCATGCTTCTCTCTGTTCTCATCTATCCATTTGCGGGCGTAGGAAATGAAGTCTATTTTTAGAGATGATTCATCAGTTTTGGTTATATGCTCCACAAGTTCTGTTATATCCATATCGTTTATGAGCAATGACAACAGGTTGCACTTGCTCCGATATATGGATATGATGTTATTTAATTCATCTAAGATGGACTGATTTTTGATTTTAAAACCCTTGGTTATATCTTCTTTCGTAACATATATGGAAGTGGGAATCCTTTTAAGCTTCCTATTGTGTGTGACTCTTATCTTAACGTTGTAAGTGCCATCTATTCTTTTCCTATCTTTAAATATTTCATATTTGAATGTTGCCATAATCGTGTATGTATGTTGAAACTATGTTGAAACAATTTCACGCAAAAGTAACTCTTTGGCGCAAAAGTGACAAATAAAAATTTTGTTTACATGAGAAAAAAACTTTCCCAAAAGCTTTGTATTATTGATTTTCTATGTATCTTTGCATCGTTATTATTTCTCGGGGTATTAGCTCATCTGGCTAGAGCGTTAGACTGGCAGTCTAAAGGTGGCGAGTTCGAGTCTCGCATGCTCCACTTTACAAACCTCTCTGTTTCAGAGGGGTTTGTGCTTTCTTAAGCTTCTCTAGTTTTCGTTTTTGGATAAAAAAAAGACAGTTTGTGCCACTTTTGGCAAAAAGAACTTGTCTAAAACGAATCCAGAACAATTATGACAACTCTTAAAGCTGCCGTTGTTCCGGCCAAGGTGCTGAAAAACGGCAAACACAGAATTCGTATAGCAATTGGTCATAAACAGGAAACAAGATACATCGTTACCCGATTTGAAATAGATAATACTGCTAATTTTAAGGGAGGGCAGGTGGTAGGTGTTCCTGATGCTGCACATGTCAATGCTAAATTACGTGGAATACTTAATTCATATCAGGATGCCTTGGATAAAATAAACACATCATCCTATACTTGTACCCAACTTGTCGAATACTTGTCCTCGGTAAAGCAGGGAGCTATCTCTTATAGTGTTGCTTCGGCTGACTATATGCAGAATTTGATTAAAGAGGGGAGAAGGACCACTGCTTCCTTATATCAAAGGGCGAGTGATTACTTCATTGAGTTTGTCAAATATGATATAATGCTTGATGGAATTACTCCCCGGACCATAAAGGACTTTGACATTTATCTAAAGAATGTCCGAAGGCTGGCTCCTGTTACTTGTGGTATGCACATGGCACATTTGAAGGCAATAATCAATCAAGCAATAAGGGATAAAAAAGTATCATATGACACGCATCCTTTTGAATATTATGAAAGACCGGCAGGAATGCCTAAAGAGCGTGATATCTCGGTAGCTGACGTAAAGAAGATAAGGGATGCAGAGATAAAAGAGAAGTCTCAGCGTGTTGCCAGGGATGTGTTCATGCTTTCGTATTATCTAGGAGGTATCAATCTGATGGACTTGATGCAATACAATTTCAAAGATGCGAAAATTATGGAATATGTACGTGAAAAATCAAAAAACACAAAGAAAGGTGATATGAAGATCAGCTTCACTATTCCTGAGGAAGCAAAACCGATTATCAAAAGATGGATGGGGCGTAATGGAAAGCTTGATTTTGGTTATAAATACTCTTATCCTAATTTTCGTAACTATGTAACAAAAGAAATTATAAGGCTAGGGGAGAGGCTGGAGATAGAATCGCATGTCGTATATTATTCAGCTCGTAAATCCTTTGTCCAACATGGTTTTGAACAGGGCATACCATTGGAAACTTTGGAGTATTGTATAGGCCAAAGCATGAAATCCAACAGACCGATCTTTAATTATGTCAGAATTATGAGAAAACATGCTGATGAAGCCATAAGAAAGATTTTAGATAATCTAAAGTGAGGATTTAAGAACTAGAGCGATTGCTTCGGCAGTCGCTTCCTCTTTTTCTTTGTCTATCTCTGAGTTTAGCCGTTCTATCAAGTCCATACTCCCTGTGATAATCGTTTTTGTGCCCTCAGAGGAAGAAATTGTAAGTTCATAGTGTCCATAGCCTATAAACTTTTTGGATAGCTGATAAGTGGTTGGGGGGGATTTTGACATATGCGAATTGCGTTAGCAGCAGAAAAAGAAAACGGTTCCGCTTTCCCGTTGCGTTACATTCCGTAATCGAAACAGTGGGTACATTAATACTCCACACGGGGGTCGGAACCGTATTATGAAGAAGCTACAGGCAATAAAAATCGTCTGTAGCTCAATACGAGACAACGCCTCGATTACTTCAAAATGTAACGCAATGCAAAGATGGGTATTTTATATGACTTTACAAAAAACAAAATGGGAAAATTTCAATAAAGCATAGAGGTGAGAGATTATATAATGATGATGAAAAGATAACCTTATTATATTTGACACCATCCCCGTAGTTGAGTTGCTACGGGGATTTTCTATATTAATTGGTCAATGTTAACTCCCAGCTATCCATAATGGTCATCTCCCAATGTGGAGTTCCACCACTATCTTTGACTGATACTCCATATACAGAAAGGCTCTTACCCAGACTGTCATATTCCAGTAAGGCAGCCTCCTCTCCTTTCCGAATACGGAGATTCATAAATCCAGTCATTTCCTCCCAATCGGTAGACCCAATGGAAAAAAGATGTTCTATTATGCGTCCTCTTACCGATGCTCCAATAGCAAATTCCCTGATACGGTTCAAATATGATTGAGCTTCCTTATAAGTCATAGTACAAAAGTATGAAGTCTTAATGAAAAACAAAAAAACGGGCTGCTTACTCAACCGCCTCTTCTACAAATTCTTTCAACCGATACAACCGGTCGATTGCCGGATTATAGAAAGCGTCCGGATAATGCTGCTTAATATCGCAGATATTCGCATTAACATACAGAGAAGTGTCAAAGATATGCTCTGCCTCGCTTAAAGTTACCTCTTGGGGTAATTGCGCGGTCTCAGCCCGGTTAATTAAGGCATTCACGCTTTCTTCGTCATAATTGTATTCCATTTTATTTAACTTTATTCCAAACAGGAAGGCGTCCAAATTCTTTCTCATATTCAATTAATAGTTGGTGTTCTACAACTACAGGATCATCATTCTCGGTATCATACCATAATACAAGAAGATGATCTATTGCATTTTTCTTCATTTCTAATGGCCATGATCTCTTTCTTGCGATTTTACCAAACTGATGTCCATTAACAATACGGTCTTTTATACCACCCAAGCCAGCTTTACGGTGTACAATAACACCTTTTTTCTTATCTTTTTTGCCAGAGCGGCCGATATAGATCAACTCCTGTTCACCACCAATGAAAGCAATCACGATGTAAACTCCACTTTTGTTCGTCGGAGCATTACAAACATCATTAAGTGAATCCGTACTTTTGAACTTAAAACTGCCATTATTGGGGTATTCATTAAGTAGGTCAAACATAGCATTATAATTTAAAGTTTCAACAAATATACAAATATATAAAGAGAAGTCAAAGAAATCTCAATAAAATGATCTGAACCCAATGAGGCAAAGATACTAAGAAGGCAGCTTATTTGGCTGCCTTCTCAAGGTTCTCTCTGATTTGTTGGAGCATCCGGAAAGCCCCGGCCATCTTATAGTTGCCCAGACATTGCTTAGCCTGCATGATACAACTTTCAACAGTAAGTTTCAAATCCGGAGTGAAAGCCGCTTTGTTAATCTGCATTTCTTTGGGAAGTTCATCAGCATGGTTATTGAACCATACGATCATTTCATTCAATTCCTCTTCGGAATAAGATTCTTTTTTCAGCCATGATACATAAGTTGATGTTAACTGTGTACAAAAATAAAAGAACATATAATTCATGGGTTATCTTTTAACAGAAATATTATCAAAATAAAAACCGTCCCTACTTATCACAAGCCGGAACGGTTCAGATTAGTTACGTTTTGACAATCTACTTCACATTTTATTGAACAAGATACCAATGGATTTGTTCAAAAGGATTTGCCTATTTCTAAAAATATTTGTTGTCACATTATTACGTATTACAAAAAAGGAGGGCATCGTGCATCACGAGCCCCCTCTCAAACTTTTATTATGAGATTGGCTTCTACTCCAAAATCACAGGGCAAAGATACGCAAAATTCTATTCTTTTCAGTTAATTGTGTAATCCAATTGGGAAATTGTATTTAAACAAATACCCCGACTCATCACGAGCCGGGGCAGTCCAATTTATAAATTTAAAGTCTTATGATGAAGATTGTCTGTTGCACCAATGCTTTACTATCAGCATAACGACAATCAAAACGGTTACATAAACACAGGCAAAACCAATTTGTTTAAGCAGTGTGGATTCTTTTTTCTCTTTTATGGTTTCTGATCGCTTTTTTTCATAAATATCAGAAGTAATATCCTTATCGGCTTTCACCTCCGTACTGTCTTTGGTTGCAGTTTCCTTCTTTCTATTTTTGCTGAAATCACCTTCTATATGCCCATCTGCCAGTAACGGAGGTTTATCGGTCAGACTGTCGGGCGGCTTTCGGGTATCATAGATACGAAAATCAATCACATAGTTACTATTAGTGGTAATAAGTTCGCTCAAAGAGGTACTTGATCCGTGTACGATGTTGACAGATTCACGTGTACTATCTTTCTGTATAATCTTAGTGTCTGACTTGACAGATTTATGCGAGCTGCCACATGATCCGAACAACAGGAACAAACACATGAAAGGAGCCAGCAATATATGTCGGCTTACCCAGTTCATAATTCTAACCAACATAGTCTACAACTTAAGAACTTGCATCCTGTTATTTCCGTCAACCCGATAACTGACGTGCACCCAAGCGAAGTTAGACTCGTCAATCAATTGATCATAGGGCAG